CGATTAAAGCCTAAACCGCTTGTGTCTAGCGCGCCCAAACCGCTTAAGCCTGCGCCGTATCTTGCGACGTTTGCTATGGCAGGAGCGGCGGCGCCCATTGCTCCGGCCCCCATTGCGCCAAACGGATTGCCGAACAAGGTTGACGCCATCATGCCTGCACCCAAAATCTGCTGAAGAGGGCTCTGGCGCTCGGTCGTCGTGCCCGTGCTTTGGCTGCTGCCAGTTTGAAACTGTTGGCCCATCGGATTAATGATCGCTTGATACCGCGCCAAGTCTTGCCAGGGCAAAAGTTGGCCCTGCTCAAACTGCTGCCGCTCTGCGTTGATCAGATTTTGCGCTTGCGTATCCCGTGCGCTGCCGACCCGCAGCATGTCTTGGAACGGCATTTGGCCGGCTTGATACATACCCGGCAGCATCCCGACCGCTTGCATGCCCTGCGCATTGCGGGCGCGCGAGGCGTCGGACAGCATGCCCGCCGCTTGCAATTGCCGCGCGATGTCTTGGCCATACAGATCGGCGTTCATGCCTTGCGCCTGCATCATGCGCGCCGCATTAGCGTTTGCCAAATCAGCGCCCATGCCTTGCGCTTGCATTGATCGCGCCGCATTGGCGCTGGCAATGTCGGCGTTCATGCCTTGCGCTTGCATTAAGCGCGCTGCATTGGCGCTTGCCAAATCGGCGCCCATGCCTTGCGCTTGCATTGATCGCGCCGCATTGGCGCTGGCAATGTCGGCGTTCATGCCTTGCGCTTGCATTAAGCGCGCTGCATTGGCGCTTGCCAAATCGGCGCCCATGCCGGCGGCTTGCAGGCCGCGACCAAAATCGGCTTGCTGCAGCCCAGCCATAGTCTGGCCCGCTTGCATTGCGGCGTTGCGATCTTGGCCAAAAATGTCTGCGCGCATGCCGGCGGCTTGCAAGCCGCGGCCAAGATCAGATTGCTCCAGCCCGGCCAATTGGCTGGCCGCGCCCATGCGCCGCGATTGGTCGGCTTCGTAAGCGCCGCCATAAATCTGGTTGGCTAGGTCGCCAAGTCCTTGCTGCAAAAGGTCTTGTTGCGCGCCGCTGCCCGACATGCCCGCCTGGCTCATCACTGCCGCAACACGGTTTTGCATTCGGTTGGCGGCGCGGTCAAACGTGGGATCAAGGTACGGATTGACGCCGCTGGCAATGCTGCGAAGGTCGTTTGCCTGCGTGCGGCCGCCCTGAATATCTCCGAAAGCGGCATTCATTGCGCCGCCGCGGCCTATTAAGTCCATCCCGGCCGTAGTCTGGCCGGGGTTAAATTGCTGCATGACTTGAGGCGCGTTAATATTCGCATCAACCATGCTGGGGTCAAATTGCTGCATAACTTGAGGCGCGCCGATGTTCGCATTAACCATGCCAGGGTTAAATTGTTGATTGACCATGCTGGCGTTAATGTTGCCGGACATCGGATTGCCGCCGCCGTAAGCACCGCGCAGCATCGCCATTATGCCAGGGTCGAAGCCCTGCATTGCCCGCCCGAGCACATTGTAACCTTGCCGCATGCCCGGCATACCCTGCCCGGCATACTGTGACAGGCCCTGCAAGCCCGCCTCGCTCTCGGCTGAAAACGGCGCGACCAGCTGGCCCTGATATTGCTGCGTGGGATTATTGAGCAACTCTTGCGCGCGCGGCGCCATGCTCTGCATATACGGCTGCAGCCAATCGGCGACACCTGATTGACTAGTGCTCTGTTGTGTTTGCGTGGTTTTTTTGCTGCCACTCAAGGTCGGTCTCCATCACCACGGCCACTTGCCGCCAGTGCTTGAGGACGCGCGACCATCCGCGCCGACCAATAAGCTGCATCTTTACGCACCCTCGGGCGCGCGCGTAATCGGCCACCACGGGCTCAAGATGCAGCCACAAATTGCTCTGTTCGCCACCCATTAGCACTACCGTCAACACGGGTCCAGAGGCGTGCGCGCGATCAATCTCGGTTACAAACACTCCAGACAGACCTTCCGGCCCGACCACCCCCCACAAAACAAAGGCCCCCTCGTCAATGAGCTGCGCCACTTGCGTCAGGGTGTATTGCCCGCGGCAAAACTGCAGCGCCCGGTCAAGCAACGGCGCAACTGCCGCCGCAACCTGAGGCGCGCGCAACTTGTGCGGCTCAATGACGCCGACCCGATAAGCCGCCGCCTGTCCAAATGATCCCTCCATGGCTGCCCCTAGCCCGCCCATAGAAACCTGTACGTGTAGTCGTTGTGAGCGTGATTGTGATGTGTGACCACAAAGCTGCCATCGTTCACGGCCGAAATCCACACCTTATCGAGGTCCGCCGCCGCCCGCGCCGACATCGGAGATAGACAAACTGTGCTGCCTGCGCTGACATAGGGCGCCGTTACGGTCGTGGTCGTCACGCCCTGCGCCAGGGTAAAAGTGCCGTAAGCGTCCGTGCGCCCCTCAATCACCCGATTGAGGCTGTCAGCCACACGGCGCGGCGTATCGCCGCCAGGAGGGATTTTTTGCGAATAGCTCATCGCACGCCCTGCGCCTCACCAGTTAGGGTGATGCCCTGCGCATGCGTCCATGTCGTGCCGGCGGGGATAACCACGCGCGCGCGAAACTGCCGCCCGCTAGCGCGGATCGGAACCCGACCTGACGCCTGTTGCGTCGCAGCCGACTTGTACGTGTAGGCATCGCCAGTCCGCTCGCGCGCGCCGATCACTATTGTCGATGAGGGCGTGTCGCTCAATGGGGTCGCCTCACGCACAAGCAGCCGTTGCGCGCTCGCAAGGTCGGATGTTTCCAGCGTCGCCTCCAGCGTCGAGCCCCGAAACACCCCCATTGCATGGCCGGTCGTGAAGCCTGCAAAAGTCAATGCGCCGCCGAGCCAGATCGGATCGTCGAGGCTCACCGCAATGGCGTCTAAGTTCGGGTACAAGCTATCCATCGTGTCAAGGGTCAAGCCTTTTGCCATCGCGGTGAAAATCACGTTGGCATCTTGGCGCGCATAGGCCCAACGATCAGCGGCCCAATTGTACAACAGCAACGTGTCTGGCTGGCCGCCCGAACTGTTGTTTGACGTGTAAAGCCAAGCGACAATTTTATTTAGCGGATCAACGGCCGCCGACATGCGGTTTAGAAATCCTGCATTGTGGTCAGCAGCGAACCACTCGTCTATTTTGCTATGCCCGATTGGCTGCGACGATTGCCCATTGAACAAATAGAAACCGTCTTCGGCCAAGTAGAAAAAAGCGCCGCCAAGCTGAGCAATGCTGTTTTCAGTCACCGGACCACGTCCGCGCTCAATTACGTCAATGTTCATAATCGTCGGCGGGCCGACATATACTATGCGCCGAATGGCCTGCTCTTGAAAAACGTACATCACATCTGCGTAACCAAGGCCGCGAATTAAGCCGCCGTCCGGAAACGTCACGGCGTCGGCTTGGTCCGTGCCAATCGTCCAGCTCGCCGCATTGCTGATTGCCGACCAACGCACTTGCATCGCGCTGGCGGCTGTGTTGGCGGTAAACACAAACTCGCCAAACGGGCTGATGAACCGCGCTTGTGGCGGCGTGCCGCCAAGGTTGGCAAATGAGCTGCCCGCGCTCATTGTCGCAACCTGGATCGGGTCAACGTAATTCGTGGCCAAGATCAAATCTTTGTACGCCGCAAACCGCCATCGGCTGCTGTCGGTCGCAGCGTAGCCGCTTTGCCGCGATGTCCAAGCTGACGATGATGTCTGCTCATAAAGATTGCTCGCCGTGCCGCAATAGATCCGCGCGCCGCCGTCCTTGTCGCGCGCAGCAAACGCGTTCAAAACCCGCGCCGGTAAAGCATCGGTCGTGCCCGCTAGCGCGCGCATTGGCTCAAAGCCGCGCGCATCGGGAACGACATTCTTAGCGTCCCGCATGTGCGGATCTGTCCAGCTCTGTTGATCGGGCAGCCAATTGCCGAAGGGGTGCGCAAGCTGAATCATACGATCGTCGTCGGCACAGACTGCAACGCCGCGCCGCTGTTCTTGGCGCGGCGGTCGTTTTGGTTAAGCGCATTGACAGCGCCAGCAAATAGCGTCGCCTCTTTGGCCTGGCGCGCATCATCGCCGATATAATTTGCAGCCTCAGCAAGCGCGCCGTGCAGCCAAACTTGCGGGGCGTTAGTCATCACCCAATCGGTGTCGGCGTCTGCCGAAAAATTGGCAAACGCGGCGTAATAAACCGCGGTCACAGTCGCATTGCCGGTCGTTTGCAAGCGCAGATTGTCGCCCTCAATCGTGTACCATTGCGGCGTGGCCGGGGCCTGATAGCTGGCGGCGTAGCTCCAAAACGACTGCGCCGGCGTGAATTTGAGCTGCGCGTCTGTCACGCGCAAACTCACGAATTCCAGCCAGCGAGTGGGGAGGCTGCCAGCGCCGGCCGTAATCGTCACGGTGGCGCTTGTCACCATTGGTTGAATGCGGAGCGGCGGCACGCCTGAAGCGGCATCGCCGCGAAAAGCTTTAGCGCGCGCCAAACTGATAAAGTCAGGGATCACCGCCGTAAGGTCGGAGCGCTCGAGCCAATTGGCCACCGCTGTTTTTAGGTCGCCGTAATTTGCCAAAGCCATTACACGGTCCAATCCGCAGTGCGCAGGTGGCGAAACTCGTTGCTGTTCAACTTCTTCTTCAGCCTATCCCAATACAGATCGGCGCGGTAAGCGTCCCAGCCCTCTTCAATTAGCCACTTCAACCGGAGCTGCGCCGGAATCGAGGCGGCCCGGCGCATAAACTTTTCGCCCTTTGACCAGCCCGCGTTTTCGTTGAACATCGCCTTGTTCGCCTCAAGCAAGTCATAAACGTCTTGGACGCCCTGCACAACGACACCTTCGGGCGTGTCTTTCATGTACCAATCCACGCCCGCATGGCTGCGGAAAATAGGCGCGTT